CTTACCTCCCAAGGTAATGGTATGAGTGTCCACATGGAACGAGACAATGTGTGGTTAGTTCCTTCGAAAGAAAATCTTCCTTCAAGTGCGAAATCCAATGTTCAATCTAGTCATTTAGCTAATCTCGTTGTTAAACAACTAGTGTATACTGAAATTGGCGGCAGATATAATAATGGATTAGCAATTGGAGGAAATCTGATGTTGATTCCAGGCCATTCTGTCCCCACCGAAACTTCTACGTTGAAGTGTGTGAAGGAAGGTTCTGAAGTCTTGTCTACGCTGGACTTTGAATCTATGATCAACCCTGAAGACTGTGTTCATATTGAAGATTCTGATCTAGCAATCGCTTACGTTCCGCGTTTAGGAGATAGAAAGGATTTGATTCCCTATTTTCCCGACAAGTTGACTGAGCACAAAATCATCACCGAACACTTTCACAGAGATGTGGAAGGGAATTTGTCCGTCGGTAAGACTCGCTTCAATAGTTTCGTAAGAGTGAAAACTCCAGAAGCTGATTTTAGCGGTCCTCGTGTTGTCTATGACAAACCCACTTTCAGAGGGCAGTGTATGTCTCCACATATTCATTCTGACTCCTCTCAATCTTTTTTGGCTGGATTTCATGCCGCCGGTAAATCTGGTAAGAATGAAGGGGCCTTGACGCGTTGTATACGTGATCAGTTAGAGAGGGCGATCGTAAAATTGTCAAAGCGCACTACTGTTTTTATGTGTACCAATTCTGGTGAAGTCCCTACTAGTTCGTATGGTATTGACTTCACACCTACCGACCATATCGCCGACAAAAGTCCCATCCGTCATCAAGTGAAAGCACAAGTTGCCATTTTCGGTACTATGCCTTCAGGCGCGGTGAGACCCAAATCTGCAGTTGTTACTTCCGTGATTTCCGACGATGTTGAAGAAATTATGGGAAACAAACGTGAACACGGTAAACCAGCAAATTGTCGCAAACGAGAGGAAGGTGGAATTCCTCACTGGGAGCCTTATCAGAAATATCTTGCAGGTGCTGGAGATGCTTATCAGGAATTTCCCGCTGACGTTCTCAAGTGGGCGACGGAAGATTACATGTCCGAAATCGAGAGTCTTATATCAACACCATTTGGTAAAGACCTCTTGGCAGAAGTGCGTATCTTAGATGACGTTGAGACCGTATCCGGTTTGGACGGTGTCCGTTTCGTTGACCAAATGAAACCATCCACTTCTATGGGTTGGCCTATTAATAAAGCCAAAACTCATTTTTTGTCAGTAGTTGAACATGACACTCTGACTTGTCCCCGCATTCTTGATGATGAAACTTTGGCTATTGCAGCTAGGGCTCGGGCCAAATGGCTTGATAACCAGAGATCGTACGACATTTTCAAAACTTGCACCAAAGATGAACCTACTAAACTGACAAAGTTGAAGGTCAGATGCTTTCAAGCTTCTCCTGCAGCTCTTCAGTTTAATATCCGAAAATTCTTTCTGACTTCTTGTCGCTTTCTTTCATGTG